ATCATAAAATAGTTTGTTCAAAAATAAAATCATTTAATGGTATAGCAAAAAATGATCGAAGTTAAATATTTTTTATTTTATCATCTTGCTAATCTAGCATCTCTATGAGATGCCATGGGTAATTCATAAAATATATTTTGAAAAGTATTTATTTTTGATTTTTTAAGAACTCTTCATATACAAAAAATGGATGTATTTATCAACTAGTTAACTAATTTAAATGTTATAATAATGATATAATACTATGTATGAATTATTTATTTTGACAACTAGTTTATATTTAATATATTTGCTAACATATTATCTAACAGTTTTTATTATACACTATGTATTAAAATTGTGTATTGATTATAATTTTGATTTTAATTCAGTATTAAAACATATGATAATACATCATTTAAAGTCGTATATTTGTTATATATTATTAATATTAATAACACATATGATAATACCAATAAAAATAATAGTAGAGAATGATTTAAATTTAATATCATTTATAACAAAATCATTATTTTTGATTATTGCATTTGATTTTGTATATTTTGTATTTCATTTTTTGTTTCATTATTATCCTTTTTTGTATAAAAATATTCACAAAACACATCATCATTATCAGTGTGAACATCCGCTTATTGCTCATTATACATCAATTATTGAATTAGTTATATTAAATTTATATTCACTTATTATTTTATTAATTTTATTCCAATTCACTTTTGTTGAATGTATTATTGTTACTATTATTGGAACAAGTAAATCATGTTTAGTTCATAGCAATATAAATAAACGCGATAATGGTCATGATAAACATCATAAATATTTAAATTGTAATTATTCATTATTTGGAATATGTGATAAATTATTTAATACATGTTATATAGAAAATGATTCAAATAAAAAAATTATATAGCTAATATCACATGATAGATCCATAAAATAGTTTGATCATAAGAATGAATCAAAAAATTGTTGATAATTAAATGTACGCGCGAAAATATATTTTCGCGCGTATAATAATGGATATATAAAAATGGTAATCATAAAAAATGGTTAATCATAAAAATAGTTAATCATAAAAATAGTTAATTCATAAAAAGATAGAACAATTTTATGGTGGGTGCAGGTAAAATAGATCTTTACATGGTTCTGATGATATTCACCAAGGCTATATTTTCTTTATAAAGAATTATAAAGAAAATATTTGCGCAATTTATGCTCGCTACACTGATTATTATACAATGAAAAAGAAATCACCTCTTTTCGTTATTGTCAGGAAGTAATGACGAAAGTGCAACTTCGTTCAGTATATGATGTTTTAGTGCAAATACAAAATTAGACGAGAAAAATGACATGAGAATATTATTCCGATGGCCTCTTAAGTCCATCATATTCAAATACCTCTACGAAACATAAATACTCCGACAACATGACTTCATTAGTATATTCACTTTCTTTGTTGTTATAGTGGCTATATATAATAGGAAAAGGATTACTCAAATCACGAATGTCACAAATGTCACGAATGCCACTAATGATTATACCTGTTTTGGGCTTTAGTACAATTTTTCTGATGCCCAAATAGTTCATAACCGTGCGAACACACCAATTAGAAGTACCAAATCCATTATAGATTAAGGCACTTCCAACATTGTCGAGTGCGCGTGCTCTGAACGACAAAGGACTACCATCATTATTTTTCTTGACGATCTTGACGATCATGACGTCTAATGGATCTTCATTAATGTAATATTCAATAGATGGTAGGATAGATGGTAGGGACAGATTGCTATTTGACCAGACATATACAATTGTTCGGGGATTGATCTTGATCGTTATCTCTGGGTTCTTTATATCTGTAGTGATTACTTTGGTTTCATTGTCTATAAATATTCCACGATAGTCGCGAAGTATAGATTGCCAGTTAATCTCGGTGGAGAATTTGTCCATACCATTCACTGTACAAGTACCATATTGAGTTGCGATAATTTGTGCAAAGTTATCAATTCTATCTTTACATAATTCGTCTCGAGCAATAGATGACACTATTTCGATAAGACTTTGTCGAAAGATTTGCGTTTTTTTCTCAATATCCTCGTCGTCAGTTGTTTCCGTTACTATTATTTGTATAACTCTTTCGAGAGCAGTGAATTTTTCGTGCAACTCCGTAATTCCGGTTATAGACTTTGACATTAAATCCATTCCTTGTACAGTCGTAGTGAAACTATTTGTCATACAATCGAGCTCTGCTCCTAATAGTTTCACTCTTTTGCCAATACCGTTGGTTCTACTGACAATTTTGTTGGTCTGTGTCATTCTGCTAAAACCGTTGGCTGTGCGAGAATTTGGTACACAAGACACCAAAGTACCAAGTGCACTCATACTAAAGTCAACATGGTCATTTGTCGTAGCTTTACCACTTTTTACTTTGTTGGAGTACTCAGTTGTATTTAGGCCGAACTCAACAAGCCCAGCCACAAATCCTACTGGTCCGGGAATATAACTGACAATTTCAAATACTATTGATGCAATTTGCAATGGAGATTTTCCCTTGAACGTTTTTGGGTTCCTAATAGTGTCGACAAATTTAAGAGTAGCCTGAGTTAGTAATGTAAAACTAAATTCAATAGGAAATTCTTTCATCATTTCGGGTGTTTCGGGAACGAAGTATGTCCCAATAAGATTGATATCACCATCTTCCAACATCCAGTTAGCACCAATGATATTACCAGTTAAATCATCTGAACTGGTAGTAATCATGTTTGACGTATATAATAATAGTGATTTGAACATTTGGAAATGGGGGTTTTGTGTTAAAGAACAACCCAAAAAATCAATACGATTGAAGGAAGACTTCATATGAGTTTTGATTTTTGTAACAATATCAATTATGTGTTGCCACTGCTCAAGATTGTGATGATTCTTTATTTGGAATATCTTATCACTCACAATCTGTAAATTTTCTAGCTCGCCATGGAAAATCCATCCAAAGAGTTCAAGACTGCCTTCGGGAATCAACTCGATAGTTTTATCAAGTTTTGACATGAATTCTGCAAACGTCCATTGGATGTCGTATTTGAAGACAATAATTTCGTCTTTACAACATTCAATAAGTTTGTCTATGTTAGTAATGTTAATAGGAGTTAAGAGAATTCCTCGATAATTATGTGTAAAAACAACAGGTTGTTCGGCGTCAGAAGCTTTTTGGAATATTTCGTCCATAATATTTTCTCCAGCAATTGCAAGTGTTTTAATATCGCTGAAAATAGATTTACACCTTTGTATATCCAAAACACTCACTTCGTGGGCGGTTATGAGTTGTGACAATAATGCTGATTGCGCATTTTCAATGCACAATGGTGTAATAGATTTGATAGTTTTATTTGTCATATTATATAATATTATTGAGTTTATTTTTTGAATATAGTTAAACAATTGTATCCATAAGAAATTATAATTAACATTTCAAGTAAACAGTGTCATAAAAAGATAGATCCATACATGGTTAAGATGATAATAATTAACATTTAATTATTATCATCTTAACTAGCTAGCATCCTTTTAGGATGCCATGAAAAGATAGATTCATAAGATGGTTAATCATAAAATGGTGAATCATAAAAAGATAGATTCATAAGATGGTTAATCATAAAATGGTGGGCGAGATTTATTCGAGCCCAGTAATCTAATGGTTAATCATAAAATGGTAATTCATACAATAGTTGGTGCAGGTAAACTTGCATCTACATATATTGATTTAACATTATTTGTTGTCATAAAAAGATATTTAATAAAATGTACGCGCGAAAATATATTTTCTTTATAATAATGGATAAATATACAAAGAGATACAATTTGTATGGTCCTACATAAAAAGATTAAACAATAAAAAGATAATACAATTAATACAATTGACTTAAGGAATTATAAAAGCCAAACTCATAAAAAATATTTTTATATTGTAATATAATGTTGTTTTAATCATAAAAAATATTATATTATAAAAAATGATGTTTAATAAAACTGATATATTTAATAGTAATAAATTTGAATTAAATATACATGCTTGAAATGATAAATAAACTAAATGTTAAAAACAGAATAAGAAAAATAATTTTTAGTGATGCATTAATATATAAATTTAAATATTATGATAATATATATAAGAAAGTATATAACATCATCATACAATAGTAGCTGTTGATGATTCTTATAATAACACTAAGTATAAGAAAAATCATATATTAAAAACTACTTTAAATATTAGAGGCTTAATTAGATAAAGACAAAAATGTATAGCAAAGATGTTAAATACATGAGAAAAGTAATTATTATTAAAACATCTTAATGTGTTTACATATTAAGAATAATTACTATGTTATAGACAATAATTTGGTTTATTCAATTCCTTAAGTTAATTGTATTGATTGTATTGATAAAAAGATTAATCATAAAAAAGATTAATCATAAAAAGAATAAATCATAAAATGGTTTGATCATAAAATAGTAGGGCGAGATTTATTCGAGCCCCAATCATAATTTATATGAAAATAATCAAAAATGGAAATCACAAGAATTAATAACTTAATTAAACAAATAAATTAATACCAAATAATGGTTGCGGTAAAATAGATCTTTTGATAATGTCTTATTTTTAGATTAATATTCAGATACGATAAGTTTGATTTTTTTTAATTTAGCATTAGTTTCAGTTAATTTAGTATTAGTTTCAGTTAATTTGGAATTAGTTTCAGTTAATTTAGTATTAGTTTCAGTTAATTTAGTATTAGTTTCAGTTAATTTAGTATTAGTTTCAGTTAATTTAGTATTAGTTTCAGTTAATTTAGTATTAGTTTCAGTTAATTTTGATTCAGTATCAGCTAATTTTGATTCAGTATCAGCTAATTTTGATTCAGTATCAGCTAATTTTGATTCAGTATCAGCTAATTTTGATTCAAGTTTATTTGAAGGTAAATGATTTGAAGGTAAATGATTAGAGGTATTTTCCTTAATTAAAGGATAACATGTTCTAAATGATCCATTAACAGTATATAATTGAAAACAAATAGAATCATTAAAGTCAAATTTAAATGATTCAAGATTATTTTTAAATGCATATAAATATATTAATGTATAAATACATATTTCAATCATAGGATGAATACCAAGTATCATTGATGATAGATTTTTTTTTTTACCATCATATACCATACCAAAATCAACAATTGATAATTTATCAAATTTAAGTTTTCTAAAAAAATTAAATTTTGTAATTAATTCTTTATTTAAATAAAATTGAATCCAATTGTGAAATCCTTTTTCATTATTATCATCAAATTCACCTAAAAAAATATGTTCAAATGCGCAAGTATTATTGATCGAGTTACCTTTACCAACCGATGTTAAATCAAATAATTTAGTTCTAATAAATTGTTTAAATGTATCCGTTTCAGTTGATATTTCTTTACATATATGTGTAAAGAATTCCTTTTGGCTTAATTTGTTTAGAAAATTATTAATTTCGTTTAACTCATTAGTTGTATAATCATCAGATTTTTTCATATTACTAATGTAATTATCCAATAAATTTCTAAAACTTTTTATATCATCTGATTCAAAATATTCATTTGTTTTTTTCGTAAATATAATGTCATTATCAGTAAATTCATAATCAGAAAATAAATAATTTGGGTTATTATTAAACCGTAATAAATAATCGATTAAATTAATTAATTTATTAATTTCTTTATTCAAATTCATTATATAATATTTAATTAATATAATTATTATAAACATATACAACTTTATAATCCATCATAAAAGGTTAATCGTACAAAAGTTAATCATAAAATAATAATTCCATAAAAAAGTTAATCATACATGGTTAAGATGATAATAATTAACATTTAATTATTATCATCTTAACTATCTAGCATCTTTTTAGGATGCCATGAAAATGGTAAATCCATAAAATGGTTGTTTCATAAAATGGTAAATCCATAAAATGATTTGA